AGCCTTTGAGTACCGTTGAGAAAACTCTTGAAAGCTAAAGCTACGGTGCCTAAGAATTTGAGCTGCAATACTGCGTGTCGTGTTGATCTCTACGCACATGTTCACCATCTCAAATGGTGACCAGTGTTTATGTTTGATGAGATACCTGATTAACCTTGCACTGGTCTCAGTGTTGTTTTGATTTTCAGGATTTGACACACGTGCCATGTAGGCAACGAGGTTATCTCCATCAGGAGTTGAATGGACGTACTTAACGTGGTGGGTCATACAGTAGTAAAGGAGTCACAGTATTGATCCACGGATGTGAGTCAATATGTTGTCTAGTTTCAGTAGATAAGGGGACCCGAAAGTCCCCAAGTCACAGGAGGTCCACCCTTCCTCCTGTATACATGTGGGACCGCTGTTAAACCCAGGTAGGGACACCGTTTTTGTCGTCCCCTCTAGACTGCCTACGCTGCTCCATATTCATGTTGAATACGAGGTGGTCTGCAAAGCAATCACGGTCATCTTCCCAGTTATTTATGAGGTCTTGCCACTCATTACGTTTACGATCAATGATCTGTTGTTGAGCTGAGATAGACAGAGCGTCAGTAAAGTATTTAACGCCTTGTGCAAGAGCATCAATACGGTCATCATGCCGTACTGCACCTTTTTCACGACACATACGGCTCATCTGATAGAAGAGCATGTATTGGAGACGTCGTTCTGGCGCTGCGTCAGGATTAGACCGATAATCCCATTCAATCACTGATTTATCTACAACAAGCCGGTGCTGATTAAGTACAGGCTCAAGTGTGTCAATGATTCGGTCTTCTTTACGTACGTTGGCACGTGTTTCTTCGATGTATAACGATTGTTTGGTCTGTTGAAGATGTTTCTTAAATAGTTCACCGACTATACCGTCACCAAAGTTTGATTCAATAAGAAGTGTTTTTGCGTTGTATTTTTTGCAGCCCCTCAGAATGTCCAAAAGCGTTTGGTCTGAGTATCCGTCATTGTAAGCACGCATTTCGTGCAAGTACATGACACCGTTTCGTTGGCTGATATAAGCTGCAACCGTTTCATCCGATCCACGACCCGACGGGTCAACAGAGCAGATTGTGTTAGCGTAAGGACCCCATTCCCCCTTGAGCTGCATTGGACTGTAGAAATAATCTCCAGGTAGTCCGACAGTTGGGAGTTCTTTGAGACAGTTTTTGGGGTCTGAGCACCAGATGATGTCGTCTGGAGCAGAAGTGGGATTAACGCTAGTGACGACAAGGTCAGCATTTTTAAGTGGAAACTTCTCTGCGTCGCTAAGGCTCGTATCGAGCATAAACTGAAGCATGAAGTTGCTGCGCCCCATAGACGCTTCACGTTCGAGTAGATCATCATCTTGGAATCGGTCAGGATCTGTTACGTCCCAAGGTTTTGCTCCTTGATCAATGTCTGCTTGAAGTTCAGGAGCAATAACACCTTCGTAATTAGCCATTGAACGTGGCACACGTGCAGGCCACACGAATGGTCTGTAGTTACGTTCAGCTAACTTTTTGTAGATCGTAAAAGTAGTCTGGGGAGTACCCAGGTACATGATGCGGGAGTCATCCTTTGGTGTAAGGATAGACTCGGCTTCCGTACATAATTGCAGGAGCTTTTCTCGCATCATTTCAGTCATTGAGTTACCAGGAACTTCAATGTCGTCTAGAATCATTAAATCTGCGCGGCTTCCGGTGAGCTGTCCAGTGATGCCCACGCTTTTTACGCTGGGTGCCTGGCTCGGGGAGCAGTTCACATCGAAGCTTATCCGCGACCACCTTGCATCGTCTGACTTGGGCTGTAAATGAGAAAGCCATGGTGTTTCAATGATTAGTTTTTGAAGAAAGATAGACATGTTGTCGGCCCGTTCTTTAGAGGCCGAAATAATCATGATCTTTTTTTCAGGGTTATTGAAAAGCGTCCACAGAACGAAGGCTCCAGTAATCCAGGACTTTCCAACTCCACGGAAAGCTTGAATTTGAAGACGCTTAGGTCCAGACTGAAGATATTCTGCGATTGCATATTGTGCTTTTGTAGGCTCGGGTAGATCAAGTTGGGACCACAATGCTTGTAGAAACAGTTTGAAGTCACCCTGTAACGCCTCTAAGACGTTGTTCATTTACCAAGTAATGTTTTGTAGATGTCCCTACCTGTGTCAATACTTGCATTCGCTACGTCTGCAACTGTAGAAGCAACAGTTGCTGGGATTGTGGCAGGAGGAGCGTAAGAAGCAGCATCTGCGGCTAACGAAAAACCAGAAAGAATGGCTTGAAAACGATCTAAAGGGTTTTTAGTTTTGTCTGCAATTTGTGTACGAATAGCAGTTTCAGAAGCACTAGCTGCAGTGCCTAAAGGACCAAGAGCGACTACGCCGCCAGCAGCAAGACCTCTAACAGCAGTACGTAGTGTAGGTAGGTGTATATCGCCGTTTAGGCCAGGTTTTAATTTAACAGGTTGAGAATTGGCATTAAGCCGCGCTAATTCTTTATCAATGTCTGTTTGGATAAAATCTTTGTACAGAACATCAAATGCTTTTTTACGATTAGGTAAATCAGCCTTAGAAAAATCAGGCATGTCACGGGGTCTCATGCCCTGTCGTTCCATATAACGATGGATTCTGTTGTGACTATCTTTACTTAGATACTCAAAATTAGAATCAACATCGCCCAAATTCATGCCTTGTGCGGCTGCGTGCTTTGATAAGGCTAAAGCATCAGCATCAGATAAGCCCTCAAACAAGGGCTTGTACAGCATAATCATGCGTTTGTGATGTCGGTCAAAACCAGGTACACTGGGAGGCTTGTAACGAGGGGCATCACCCCTTTGCACAGCCTCTGCCCTGGTACGTACTCCATCAACATGCCTGTTTCTTAGGCCAACTCTGCCCCCTCCTTTGTCTTGAAGCTCCCGTTCATACCCAAGCTGCCTTCCTGCATCTGAAATGCTCATTCCTGGGTTTTGTTTCAGAAGGTTTTCGACATCTTGATACTTACGTTTGCGTTCTGCCATCAGTTAATGTGGGATAAAATCAATGATTCTCTAAGTAAATTCTTTCCAAATTGCTCTCTCATCCAAGAGCGCCAATGGAGGCTTCCTTTGTCCTGATTACAACAGGCACACGCTGGTACGACATTCGATGTGATGTCTTCACCCCCAAGAGAACGAGGATGTACGTGGTCAAGAGTAAGTTCATGTAATTCATAAGTAATTCCGCAATAAACACATGTGCATCCAAAGTGTTCTTTGATGCTGCGCCTCCAAAGGCGCTTTGCTTCAGAGGACGTCATGGTTATTAGGTTGTGTATGTAGTGATCAGGTGTAGGAAGCAAAGGGGTCATTTACGACTACGGTTACGTGCACGGTTTTTAGAAGCCTTTTCCATAAAGGTTTTCCCATTCTTTTTGTGGGAAACATCTTTGCCGTCACCGTTGCCGTAGGTGCCCTTCTGTCGGTTAATGCGTTTGAGTTCTACCCTGCGCTTAACCTCTTTCTTTTTCTTGTTGTATTTGCGCTGGTAAGCACGCTTGACCAAAAGGGATCTGCGGTTACCGGCGTAATGAGCTGAGGATTTACCGGACTGCTGAGCCATAAAGTCGTTTTTGTACCATTTCAGGGTCGATCTCGGGCATCACCTGGGCGAGCTTTGAAAGAGGGTTGCCGTCGTAAGCCACACCACTGATGTCGTTAGTTTTTAACCAGTCACAAGCTGCTTTCAGGTCTTGAGTTGTAGCCTCACCCGACTTGATGCGGGCAAGAAATTCAGTAGTAACCAAATTATGCAGCTCGTTAAACTGGTCTTCTGTTGCTTTTTTCTTAGCCATTTCTAAGAACTATTTGGTCTAGTTTGTTTTCAATACGTACCATGTGGTCTTCCATACGGTCAACCATCGTTTGTAGATCAGTTTTGGAAACGTAGTCCTGAGCAACACCCAGCTCTACACCGTCGATACGGCGATCTAGACCGCTAATGCGATCGTGTACGTTATTGATTCTTTGATGTAGTCGGTTGTTCAGGGCTGCTCCCGCTGCTATTGCCGCTATCGAGAGACTTACTATTGCTTCCAGCATTGATAGAGACGATTGGTACGATGTCGTGACACAACATTTCTACCCTGCTACCAGGTCTAAAAGTAAACCCAGCTTTCATAATTTCTGTGCACTTGAGTGCTCTAGCTAGCTCATATTCAAGACGCATCTTTTGTTCATGTCGTCTAGCAATTTGCTTGCACTGCTCAATCATGCCACCATCTAGTGGTACCATAAAGTTGATCTGTGCTCCAAAGTTGTTAGACCTTACATATCCATCAGATTCATATGGAATAGTATCGTTGCCCATATAAAAAGGGCTGAACGTCATTGTGGCTCCATTACAAGAGCTATTAGATCCAAAGATTTGTCTTGATGGTGCACCGTTGTTTTGAAACTGCACGGCCTGATTAGTAACATTACCGGTTGCTGCTGCAACAGGATTAGATGTATTTTGCACTTCAGGCTCTGCAAACGCAGGTGTCACTGCGAGAAGATAGAAAGCGAGGTAGTAGTAGAGGTTGATTCGATTGTTTCTGTGATGTCGATTGTTTCGACAACTCCCGCGTCGCGAGTCGTGATCTCTAGAGACCAAGGATCGCCAGCGGTAGTTACAGCAAATGTTGTTGAGGAGCCAGCGATGTCTGCGCTTGGCGTAACGTTTGAACCACTCCATGATGAGTAATCACCACCATAGACTTCTTGTTCGATAGTCCGTTCAATATCAACCGTGGTGGTAGTAGTCGATTGCATTGAACCCTGCGTGAACTGTGGTGTCACAGTTTGTGCAGAAACTGGAGCAGCCAGGAGCAGGAGCATTAGTAGCTTCTTCATTCCTTTTTTTCGCGTGTAATTGAGAAGGTTGCAAGTGTGCCGCTAAGAATTGATGCGACATAAGTTGGATCCATTTTTTCCATCCATCCTGCATAACTTGCAGTTAAGAGTCCGGCGGACCAGACGAGGACGACGAATTTGATGAACCCTTCTTTTTTGTTATCTTTGTCCATGCTTGTTTAAGAATGGGCTTCATCACAGTTACAGTGTGTTTGAACACTGCTGTTGCTGTAAGGGTGGCTGCAACAGACACGGTGGCAGTAGTACCAGCCGTGACAAGTATTTCGTTAGACGGAAGAGGCATGGTTACATCCGTAAATGGGATGTCTACTTGCCTTGTGTCTTGTGGTATGTCCGGTGGTTTAACCGGAGGTGGTTTAGGTTTTGGTTTTTCTTTTTCAGATGGTGTTGTTCCTTTGACTCCCGGAGGCGGTCGAAGGTCACTAGGAGGCACCACAAGCGGCTTGTATGAGGGCAAATCCGCTCGTGGGACATCTAGTACCGGACGAGGTAAAACAAGGGGCTCAGGGAGCCGTAGAGACGGTAGTACCGGCGGCTCACCTAAATCCATTATTTGTTAGGAAAAAGTCCGTTACGAATAAACTCAACAGCTTTGTCATCGACATCGTTGTCGGTAGACTCAGCCAGTTTTTCAAGCATTTCAACAATCAACAGTTTAACTTTGTCAGACTGAAGAAAAGAAAAAAGAATAGGACGGATAAGGGTGATCATTGTTTTGGTAAGATAAAGGTTTATTCAGCAGGGTCAGGCGTGTTGCCTTCCGCGACCCACTCCAGGTATTTCTGGTAGTCAGTGTTGGCGGGATCAAGCGGAATGGAATTAGTGCCAAGTTTTATACAGGCCAACTCGCCCGTAATTGCATTGTTGCAAAGTTGATAAACAACAGTCATGGTTTAAAGCTCCGCGTTAAGGTCAATATAAGCCCCGTTGGTGTTTGACCAAAGTATAAACATCCGTTCAGTGTGAAAAGCTGAGCTAGAAGCAATGTTTAAAATAGTGCTTTCCTCAGTTGAGGTAGAGATTGTAATGTCTGTAATTGCACCGCTACCCGAAGCACTGATGGTTTGAAAATCACTTATTGTTTTATGACCAACTGTTGGTGCGGCGCGCATTTCGACATCATGATTTAGATATGCGAAAGCTGTGCTAGCCGTGTAAACCGTTCCCATGCCAAGCCCGTTAAAGCCTCTTTGGTACCCAGTAGCGTTTTTGCGGACAAAATAACGTTTACACCTAGCAAGCTCATCGCCGTAGCTTCTGTGCTCAAACGGTGTCGCCTTCTCGCCGACTTCTAGTTGGATTCCTGTAATTTGGAAGTAATCATTTACAGCACCGCCAACACCAAGATTAGAAGCATTTCTTGTAGTGTGATCTAATGAACCCCAAGTTGTTTGAAATGATCCGCCAGTATAGTCTGGACCACTGTTAAGCCACCAATCAAGATAGAGCCCGGATCCGTTATCATCGAAAATTACGCCTGCGGTGTCGCCAGGAATAGTAATTGTTTTGTATTCCCAAGTGTTGGCAGAGTTGATCGTGTATCCTTTTGAGAACAATCTAGTACCAGTAGCAGTTGAATCTGGTTGCCACATGTCAATAGATGCGCCACCAGTTTTATTGGATTTAACCCAAAAGCTCAACGTCAAAGATTCTGCCGCACTTGTGCCGTATTTTAGATGCTGTAAATTTTGAGCTTCAAAAATGTGCGCAAAAATAGCGTAATCAAGCCCAGTTGGAGATGCGTCTGCCGTTGTGCAAGTAATTTTGTGACTTTTAGTAAATCCAGCAGGTGCATCTGTTGATTGATCAATCGTCCAGGTCCCTAAATTGCTAATACTGTTATACATCCTATCGGCACATGTATAGGCACCGGTATATAGGCCAGTGTATTGCGTCCCTCTCTGGGCCACCTGCATGGCCCCGTTCACCACAAGATTTCTGCTGCTCAACGCACCAGCAGTCGGCATCTGCACACCATCAACTGTTACGTGACCACTAGAATCAACCTCAACACCACCGGCAGTTGTGCCAGTGGATTCCATTTTATTTACTTTAATTACGCTCATGATTAACCTCCTGGTTTAGTAGGCCAAACCGGGTTGGCTACATCAGTTGTGTTAGACGGCAGGTCACGAAGAGCTTGCCTGTAGGCAGTCATATCTGCAGACAAAGTGTGGTCTGCAAGAGCGAGGTAATCAGTTTCTGCCAGCAGTTGATTACGCTTAGTCCGCAAGCTTTTCCAAGCGTTTTGAACATTAAGTTCTGAACGAGCTGCATCTACAAGAGCTTGGTCTATTTCAACATTGTTACCATCAGCATCAAAGGCACCTTGGCTGTCACTAATTCTGACAACAGTACCGGCGTATGCTTTGTAAATTGCCTCGTGATCCATTATGCTGCTACCTCCATTGCAATGATTGAAGAAGCAGATCTAGCTTCATAGCCTGATGTATCCGTGTCGTTTGGTCCTCTGTTGATATAAATAGAGTATGAGGAATAAGACATGGCTTGAAGTTTGTATGTTGTCGCAGACGTGGTGGCTGGAGTATCTAAATAATTGATTGCGGCATTTCCAGCACCGTAAGATCCAGACGACCAAGATAAGTTCAGAGCTGTAGAAGCTCGTGGTCGGCTACTAGCAGCGTCACCAAGCAAAACTGGAGTACTACCTCTCAAAAGCCTAAGTTTCATGTCATAGGAACTATCGGGGCTACTTATGCTTGCATACAACAAGACTAAAACCTTGCTTGTAGCTGAAGAGGGAGTGATTGAAACACTCAGACCTAAATCTTGATATGTTCCACCAGTAATACTGTTAATATCAGTTTTAGTAGATTGAACTACCTGCAAAATCTTGCCACTATTAAGAGAGCCAAACTCAAGCGTTCCAGCAGTGCTACTATTCCGCAGATACTGACCAGCGCTGCCTACACCATTAGGCAGTGTCAAAGAAATATCACCGCCACTTACGGCGGCGGGAACGTCCAGTTCAATAGAACCAGACGTTGCACCTGTTAGTTTAATACTCATCAGCCCAATGCAGTTTTGATTTCAGCAGTCGTGCTCGCTGCCTCAATCGCATCTTGCATGGTTGCATACTTAGTACGGATTGCAGCGCGAGAAGCTTCAGCAGCATCAGTGTCTGCGCCAGGAATCTGCTTCATGATCACTTCATCATGAGGCTTGAACTCCTCTGCACGAGCGGCACGACGACGCTCATGTGCGATTTCCTTGGACTTAGGCAGGTCTTCGGCAACAGTTGAGCCAGACTTGACCCAAGCGTCACGGAAGGTACGGTCAGTAGGGATTACATCGTCGTCAACAATTTCGTAATCAGTCAGACCAAGACGTGCAGGAAGCTCACTAATCGGGACTTCACCGGTAGGATGGACGACCGACACGCCGCCTTCAGGGTTGGTGTAAATAATTTTAGACATTTTAAATAATAAATAGAAGGTTAGTGTTAGCCGCCAAAAACTACAACACAAACAACTTGGACATCTTCAACGCCACCGTTTGAATAATTTGTGCTTACACGTACTGACGATGCCGACATTGTTTGTGCCAAGGTGCCGAGACCAGCCATACTAACTACTCTCATGACTGTGCTATTGATGTAGTCGCCAAATCTAGCGGCACCGGCAACGGCATAATTTCCATTTGCCATGTTATTGGTAAAGGAAAGAGTGTAATCTCCAGTACCATTATCAGTAATTGAACTGATGTTATAGGAGTCCCTAATTGCAACAGTTCCAGTGCCGTTAAAATTCACCCACGCCTTAGCCGCACCAGGGACACTAATTGGACTTTGGTTACCTGCTGCGTTAAGCAGGGTGTCTACTTTAAGTGTACTCATGGTTTAATCTCCAAAAACTACTACAAAAAAATTAGCAGAATCAGAATAACCGGCGTTATAGGACGCTACTTCTAAACTTGAAGTGTTAAGCTTCATTCCGCCAAGGTATTGGTTGCTGAAATTAACAAGTCCTACAAGGCTGTTGGCGTTGTTATACATTACTGGACAATAGTTTGTAGTGGCAAAACTATTCGTGAAGTTGATTGTGTATTTACCTGTAGCGACATCCGTAACAGAGCCGACATTAAAACTGTCGCGTATAGCAAGTGTTCCAGCGCCGTTAAAATTAACCCAGGCTTTCGCCCGACCTTGATTGATCTCTTCAGGCGTTGAATTGTTACTGCCTGAGGTGTCTTGAATGTTAGATGTTTTAAGAGTACTCACGGGTCAACCTCCGAAAACGGCAAAGTGGATATGTGGGCTATCAGACCAGGATGTAGCGTTATAGACAACGATCGAAAATCTGTGTGAATCTACTGTTGAATCAGCTAAAGTACCTCCAGATCCTATTGTGTTTGGCATTGCAAAGTTATAGGAACCCCCATACGCTGCACTAATGACAGCGGCGTAATTAGTATTCGCCATTGACGTCGCAAAGTTCACCGTGTAAGCACCAGTACCGTTGTCAGTAATAGAACTCACATTGAATGAATCTCTGATTGCAATAGTGCCAGTACCATTAAAATTAACCCACGCCCGACAGAACGTACCACATTCCGTACCGTTTACATCTTTAATTACTGGCGGTGTGTTTACCGACTTACTTGCGATATTTGCAGTTGATAGTGTGCTCATACGATACTCCAGGTTGCGCCAGTGGCAATAGTCACTGTGACGTTGTTGTCAATAGAAATGGGGCCAAAGGAGCCCCAGTTATACGTGCCACTCAGAGTTTCGTTACTGGACACATTTTTAATGTTTTTAATAAAAATGCCATCAGCGATGACATCAGGCAGACCAGCGTCTGCGATGCCAGAGACAACTCCGGCACCAGTAAGAGTAAGAGGCATAATTAAAGAACGACAAGACGAGCGTTAGCAGGAACAGTAAGGGTGACGCCTGAGTTCACAGTGATTGGACCAACACAAGATGCACCAGTTCCAATAGAAGCACTGCCACCGATGGTAGTACCAATAGTGTAGTTTGTAGTAACAACTAGCTTATTTTCTTGGAAAATAGTGTCAGTACCGCCGCCAGTGGCTCCACCACCGCTAGCAGCCGCTTCCCAGGTCATACCGCCGGTATTGCCTGAACGTGCAGTCAGTACATAACCATTAACAGGAGCATTTGAAACCTTGAGGTTAGCTTCATCAACTACGTTGTCAGCAATAACCGTAGCACCATCACCAGTAGAAGTTACTTCACCGCTGTGGTTAGGGTGGCTGTAGTTATTGGCAGAAGTAGCAACACCGTCTAGTTTGGTTTTATCAGAGCTGCTCAGCAAACCAGCGTCACTGGTTGTAGCCAAAGGCAGTGTTGCGTCATTACCTGTGCTACTAGCAAGTACACGGGTGCTAGCTGTGTAGCTTAGATCAGTCGATCCAGTAATACCACCAACTTGAGTGTCAACATAGGCTTTAGTTGCAGCATCAGCGTTAGCAGTTGGAGTACCAAGACCAGTAACTTTGTTAGTACCCATCGCCAGATCACCTGACATGGTGTCACCAGCAGCAGCTACATAAATCGGATTAGCAGTAGTTGTAGTGTCTACATAGTTCTTAGTAGCAGCATCCTGTGCAGCAGTTGGGTCAACAACGTTTTCAATCTTGTGTGTGCTGACGTCAACTTGACCAGTACCATGCGGATCAAGGATAATATCGTTGTCAGCTGCAGTAATGATAGCTGCATCAACTCTAATCTTACCTGTGCCGTGTGGTCCGATGTGGACGTTGTTGTTACCTGCACTGGTGATCTTAAAGTCGTTGGTGTCTAGGTCACCACCAAGCTGTGGAGTCGTATCCGACAACAAGTCAAAGGCAATAGAACCAGTAGGAATAGTAATAAAACCAAGCTGCTGATCTACTTCAAAGATTGGGTCATCAGTTTGGTTACCACCAATCTTAAACTTACCGTTGTGGTCAGTAATAGCAGTCCAAACCTTACCATTATTTAGTTCAGTAATCTGTTTGGTTTCATCCGGCACACCACCATTTTCAGGCAGTGCATCGTAGTCCATACCGCTACCAACGTATTCCATCGTGTGACCGCTAGAAGCAATCTGGGAACGAAGGAAGAATGACACAGCAGCATTGTCAGCTACAGCTTTTTCAAGACCATCGTTTTGGCTGCGGTTGCTAGCGTTAGGACGGCTAATTGTAACCCTGTATCCGCCAGTGATGGCAGCAGCTGATAGGATAGGATAAGTAGAAGTTGTGGTGTCACTGTTAGTCACCGTAATCAACATGTTGCTAGCCGGTTTGGTATCATCACCAAACCAACCAGTACCTGCTGAAAGGTTGTCAACGTCAACTGTAATGTCATTAACAGAAGCAGCAGCACTAGCTAGTCCGCTAAAAATAGCAGCAGTAGACTTGCCATCAGCAACCAACGCCTTTTCACCAAAGTCAGTGGTAGATGCAGCCAGGTTGGCTTGACCACCATTCAATGCTTTGATGTGATACTTGTTAAAGAAGGCGTAGCTAGACGTACATTGGCAATAACCATTGTTGGTAACAAGGATGCCAGGTCCGTTCAAACCAACGTGGGTATAGCTGTCTGCAACCATCGACCGCAAAGGGCTTGTGGTCTTAGGTACAGAGCCGTCAATCAACATACCACCACCGGTAGGAGCGTTGGTAAGGTCACCAGCTTGTCCACCAGCAGGATTGTGTGCATTAAGGCTGCTGTTGTCAATTTGGCTGTCAGAGAAGTTAGTACAGTTCTGAATGTAAGGCGACTTAGTAATAAATGCGTTGTTATAGAACGCAAAATTCCAGCCTTGCTTATCAGGCAGATCAGAGTCAATACTGTTGTTACCGGAGTTGCTGGCTTGCATACCAGTCAACGTCAGGTTCTGAATAAACGAACCGCTGTTCAACTCAAACAGTGCAGAGTTACCAGCAGATGCAGGTTTTTCAGTTGCAGGCGTAGGATGCACAAGGCAACTACGCAACGCCATACCAATAATAGAAACGTTACGACGTTTGATTTGGATAGGTGCAATCTCTTGATAGGTGCCGGCAGCCACAATCACGGTCATGCCATCACCATCACCGGTCAC